CTCTCCTGGATAAAAACGAAATCAAAAAAACCAAAAGATCGGCTGCTAGAATAGCTGCCGGCCGGGCAGCGCGGCTCGCCCATTCGCTGAAACAAAAATTTTGGACGTGGGTACATGGGTCTGCGAGGAGAGGGCGCAGCGACCAAGGGAAAGCCTCTGAAGGCCCCTGGCTACAAGCGTGGTCCCTACAAGAAACGGGCAGGCACGCCGATCCCTGGTCAGCCCGACCTGCCCGGCGGCCTAGTCCCTGGTTATGGCGGTGGCGCCGCTTCGGGTAAGGCCAAGGCGCCTGACCTGCTGGAGCGGCTGCAGGACGATAGCCAGAACCTGTGGACCGATCTGCAGGATGCGGTCTACGTCGCCAAGTCCGAGCCGGCCCCGAACATCAAGGTCGTTGGTGAGGAGGGGATCGAGCCCTGGTTGGTGCCAGGTCTGACGCGGTCGCAGCGGGTCATCGCCTTTTGCGAAGACCTGATGGTGACGTCAGGGGCGGACGCGGGCAAGAAATTCAAGCTGCGGGATTTCCAGATCGAGTTCATCGAGGCGGTGTATCGCGAGGATGATGGCGGCAACCGTCCAATCCGCACCGCGATTCTGTCGATGGGGAGGAAGAACGGCAAGACGGCTTTGGCTGCAGCGCTGGCGTTGTGTCATCTGCTCGGACCTGAGAGTGAGAACCGCGGCGAGGTTTATTCGTGTGCAAACGATCGCTTCCAGGCCGGCAAGGTCTATCACGAGATGGTGGCGCTGATTAACGCCCATCCGCGCTTTGCCAAGCGGGTGAACATTCTGCGCTTTCAGAAGATCATCGAGGACCTGATTAACGGTTCGCTGTACTGCGCGCTGTCGGCGGAAGCCAAAACCAAGATGGGATTGAACCCGAGCTTCGTTTGCTACGACGAGCTGGGGGTCAGCACCGACCGGCATTTGTACGACGCGATGGACTCGGCCTTGGGTGCGCGACGCGACCCTTTGCTCATGGTCATCAGCACGCAAGCTCCGAATGATTTGGCGCCGATGTCGCAGCTCATCGATTACGGCCTCAAGATTCAAGCGGGCGAGCTGGAGGATCCCTCGTTTCATTTGACGCTGTACGCCGCACCAGAAGATGCGGATCCGTGGGACGAGGCGACCTGGCGACTAGCCAATCCGGCGCTGGGGGATTTTCTTTCGCTCTCGAATGTGCAGCGGCTGGCGCAGCAAGCCCAGCGCATGCCGTCGCAAGAATCCAGTTTTCGAAATTTGATTCTGAACCAAAGGGTCAGCGCGCAATCCAAGTACATCGAGAGCAGCGAGTGGAACGCCTGCGCTGACGAGCCGATCATTCCGCTGGGATCGAAAATCTACGCCGCGCTAGATTTGGGCAGCACGCGAGATATGTTGGCGCTGGTGATGGTTCACGAAGATGCCAACGATGATTTTCATGTCAAATGCGAGTTCTGGCTTCCTGGTAACATCCAGGAACGTTGCGACCAGGACCGTGCGCCATATGACGTCTGGATCCGTGATGGCCTGCTCAACGAGGCCGGCAAAAGCACGGACCCCAAGCTGATTGCGCTGCGCATTGCGGAAATCAGCAGTGAATATCGCCTGATGACGCTGGCATTCGATCGATGGCGCATCAACGATCTCAAACGCGAGCTGGACGCGATCGGCTGCGACGTGACGTTGGTGCCGCATGGTCAGGGCTTCAAGGACATGACCCCCGCTGTGGATATCGTCGAGCGGCTGATCATTCAGCGGCGCATTCGCCATGGCGGCAATCCGGTGCTGCGCATGTGCGTAAGCAATGCGGTGGTGACGCGCGATCCGGCAGGCGGGCGCAAGCTCGACAAATCGAAATCGACCGGCCGCATCGACGGCATCGTGGCGATGGCGATGGCGTTCAGTGTGGCGCTGATCAAGACCGAGGCGCCGCTCGATGTCGGGGCGATGATTGCGTAATCCCTACCTCAACGCGGAGGAAACCGCGGCATTGGTAGGTCTGATTGCTTCGGTGCGGCCGCTGGTGATGCTGGAGTTTGGCACCAATCTGGGGATCACCGCCAAGGCCATTCTGGACGCGCTGCCCGAGCTGCAAACCTACATCGGCATTGACGTGCCCTGGCCTTACACACCGCGATTGACCTGCCAGCGCGATGAGGTGCCTTACACCGCGGGCAGATTTGCGGCGGCGGACCCGCGCTTCAAGCTGCTGCTACGGGAATCGACCACGCTGATGGCCGCGGAGCTGGAGCCGGTCGACGCCGTGTTCATCGACGGCGATCACAGCGCGCTTGGTGTGCTGCATGACAGCGAGCTGGCGCGCGATCTGCTGCAACCGGGTGGCATTATCGTCTGGCACGATTTCGGCAACCCAGCGGTCGAGGTGACACCCGTGATCAAGCAGCTGGTGGCGGAAGGCTGGCGCATCAGCGCGGTGCCCAACACCTGGCTGGCCTACCTGCGCGGCTAAAGGAAACGCCGCGGGACCACTACAACCCGCGGCGTTGCGCCTGGCCCAATCGGTGCGACGGACAGAGCCGAAGGGCGCGCTGAATCTCAAATCCGATTCGTCAGGAGCTTGCAATCATGGAACCGGCACAGCTCACGTCATTCCGCAAACCGGCAGCGCCCGAGCCTGCCAGCATGACCTCGCTCATCCGGGCGATCATTGCGCGCGCGGCGGCGGCGCTCGATGGCAACAATCGGCCATTGGACTATGCGCAGGCGGCCTGGCCCAACGACGAGTCGGTGGCGCTGGTGCTGCGCGCATCGGTGGCGCCCAACTCGACGGCCAACACCGCGGCGCTGGTGCCGGTGACGCAGCAATTCGTGGAAGCGCTGGGCGCGCTCTCGGCGGGCGGCGCGCTGATGAATGCCGGGGTCAAGCTGACCTCGGTGCCGGGCAATCTGCTGGTGCCAGGGTTTGCGCCCGGCGAATCCGAATTCGTGGCCGAGCTGGCGGCGATTCCGGTCAAGCAATTCGTGGCCGGCGGTCCGATCCTGTCGGCCTACAAGCTGGCATCCATCTGCGTGTTGTCGGGCGAGCTGATCGAAAACAGCAATGCCGAGGCGCTGGTGCGCTCGGCGCTCAACGAGAGCGTGGCGGTCGGCCTGGACAAGGTGCTGTTCTCGGCCTCGGCCGCGGTGGCGGGCAAGCAGCCCGCGGGCATCCTCAATGGCATTGCGGCCCTGACCCCGGCGGGCGCGGGCGCCGATGCCATGGCCAGCGATATGGCCAAGCTGATGACCGCGATCGCCCCGGTGGCGGGCGCGGGGTTCATGATCGTGGCGGCACCCGGCCAGGCCATCTCGCTGATGCTGCGAATGGCAACGCCAATGCCGAACCTGCGAATTTCATCGGCGCTGGCGGCTGGCACCGTGGTGGCAATCGCCACCCAGGCATTCGTGGGCGCGCTGGAGACGCCGCGCATCGACGCCAGCATCGAGGCCATTGTTCACATGGACACGGCCCCCGCGGCCATCGTCAACGGTGGCGCCATGGCGGCACCGGTGCGCAGCTTGTTTCAGACCAATTGCGTGGGCCTGCGCATGATTACCCCGACCACCTGGGGCCTGCGGGCGCCCAATGCGGTGGCCTGGATGAGTTCAGTAAATTGGTAGTAGCCTAGATGTAATATCATCTTGGTGATAAGATGCTTTCCGTTCTGAAAACGGGGAGCAGTCCAATGCCTGCGCACAACGCACTGGTTATCAATAGCGGAGATCGTTTTGGCAAATTGACTGTAATTTGTGAATTGCCACGCCCTTATGTCCCGCGTCGATTTCAAAAGCATCGTCTTTTCAAGTTGAGATGCGATTGTGGGAAAACATGTGAAGTCAGATTGAATCATTTAAGAAATGGCAAAACGCAATCATGTGGTTGTTTATGGATTGCTTTGAGAGGCAGCGGACGACGAACGCATGGACGGTCCCGAACGTCAATTTATTCTACTTGGCAGGGTATGCTTGGACGGTGTGAAAATCCGGAGAACGGAAGCTATGTAAATTATGGAGGGCGTGGAATTAAAGTTTGTGAACGGTGGCATGAGTTTGAAAATTTTAGTGCTGATATGGGAGAGCGACCAACTCCTAAACATGAATTAAGCCGTTTTGATAATGACGGAGATTATGAACCTGGAAATGTGGAATGGACAGTTGATATTGTACTACAGAACAGGAATCGACGGCGCAAGTTTAAGACAAAAAAAGCAACGAGCCGGTTTCGCGGTGTCGATTGGTGGAAAAATCAGGCATGGCGATCTCGTATTACAATCAATGGCAAGATGTGCGATTTGGGCTTGTTTCATAGTGAAGAAGATGCTGCGCGTGCTTATGATGCCGTGGCGCGTACTTACAAGGGCTTTCCTCTCAATTTTCCATGATCCCGTAAAGCAATGCGGCTCTCGATTTTCACCGGCGACCTGGATCTAATCGACCGCGCCAATGAGAACATTGCCAACGGTCAATTCCAGGCGGCGCTGGCCAACCTGGACCTGGCGCTGTCCTGCGTATCCACGCCGCACGCGCATTGGAATCGCGGGATGGTGCTGCTGACCTTGGGCGACTACCGCAACGGCGTGCCCGAGCTGGAACATCGCTGGTCGCTGTTTCCCAACCTGGTCGATGCCGAGGGAATGCAGGCCGCGAGCTGCGCGCCGCTGTGGCGGGGCGAGGACATCACGGGCAAGCGATTGCTCGTCTACCACGAGGCAGGCTACGGCGATTCCATCATGTTGCTGCGCTACGTGCCGCAGCTCCAGGCCATGGGCGCCGACGTCACCTTGCTGATGCCGCCGCCGCTCACCCGCCTGGCCGCGCAATTTGCGCCGGTGATTACGCACTTGATCGAACGCTACGACTACCGCTGCCCGATGTTCTCGCTGCTGGCGGCGCTCAAGGTCAACGAGCACAACATCCCGGCGGCGCCCTACATCAGCGTCAATCCCAATTGGGGCCAGGCGATTCCCGACGATGGCCGCAAGCGCATCGGGGTGTGCTGGTCATCCGAGCGCGGCATTGGCAGCGAGCGGGTGATGGCGCTGGAGCAGCTCACCGCGGTGCTGCCGGAGGCGCAATTCTACAGCCTGCAGAACCACGACCAGGACATCGCCGCGCGCTGCGGCGTGTGGGCGTTCAAGTTCAAGGATTTTGCCGAGGTGGCGGCGCTGATCGTTCGTATGGATGCGGTCGTTTCAATCGATACCGCGGCGATCAATCTGGCCGGCGCGCTCGGACATCAAAAAGCGAATGCGGTGCTGCCATTCGCGCCGGTGTGGCGCTGGCATAATCCGCGCTGGTTCCCGCGGATTCATCAATGCAGGCAGGATCGTCGTGGCGACTGGACCAGTGCCCTCACCAAGCTGCAGCTGTGACTAGCGCGGCGGCTGCGGCTGGTTAGGCGGTTGCCCCGGCTGGCTTGGCTTCGGTTGGTCGCCAGGTTTGCCAGGATTGTTAGGGTCGTTGGGGTTGTTTCCGGCCATCGCTGCTATCCTCCATTGGTGTCTGCCCCCCATAACATCGCACCAGCATCATTCGTTCCGAGGGCGCCGTTATGGCCGCAACCTGGCGCAAGATCCTCGACGACATCGCGGCGCGCGAGTTCTGCCAGGACCCCGAGACGGGCTTGCTCTGCGGCAGCGAGCCTGGTGCCGGAAGCAGTAGCGATAGCGGAAGCGGCGGCACCGCTGAAAAACCAGCGCCAGCCGATCCACATAAACCGGTCGATCCCGGCAAGGGCAGCAAGACGCTCACGCCGCAAGAGCAAGAGTCAATCGATTACTATCAGGGCGATAAAGGGTTCGAGAAAATTAACAACAGCCTGCGTGCAGGCAATTCACCTAGCGAACACGCCAAGCGATTGAGCAGCGCGATTTCCAAGCACAAGCTCATTGATGCAACGGTGGTTTATCGCGGGGTCGGAAATACGCTGTCCAAAAAACTCAGCGATGCCTGGCGCGACAAGGAAGCAGGCGATCCGCCGATTACGTTTGTCGATAAGGGATTCGTCAGCACCTCGATGGCAAAAAAGGTGGCCGAGAAATTCAGCAAGAACGTGGTCACTATTCGACTCCCGAAAGGTCACAACGTCTTGCCCATTGTTGCGCGCGAGAATGCCCATGAGGCGGAAATTCTGCTCGACCATGGCACCAAGTTCAAAGTCTTGAGCATGAAAAAAACCGCAGCAGGGTATCGGCGTTTTGAGTTGGAGATCGCGGCGTGACCGCCACCAAGCCGATAGAAAAAGGCCGTTACGATTGGGAGGAGGAAGACATCGTTTTCCTCCAACAGGAGAAAGCCATGCCCATTAAACCCGGCAAGGATGAATCACAGTCGGATTGGATGAGCCGTTGCGTGTCCGACATGATGGCGAGCGGCGACCGCGAGCAGGACCAGGCGGTGGCGGCGTGCCTGCAGATGTGGCGCGACAAGGACAAGAGCGCCAAGCCGCCGGTGACCAAGCAGCCCGAGCCCGAGCCGGATGAGGATTATCAGGACTTCATGGATCGCTGCATGGAGAGCGATGACGAGGACACCTGCCAGCTGCAATGGGACAATCGCGCGGCCTTAGTCTCGCGCACCACCAAGATTGATCGCGACGGCATGACCATCGAGAAAACCCATGCCGGTCACATCGACGGCGCCGAATATGTGCTCTCCGACGAAACCATCGACCGGATGGGCGATGTGATTCAAAGCGATGGGTGGCGACTGGAATCGTTCAAGCGCAACCCCATAGCCCTCTTCAATCACCGCGCCGATTTCATCATTGGCAGCTGGAAAAATCTGCGGGTCGAGGACGGAGTCCTGCGCGGTCACCTCAAGCTCGCACCCGAAGGCACCTCGCCGCGCATCGACGAGATCCGCAAGCTGGTCGACGCAGGCATTCTCAAGGCCACCTCGGTCGGCTTCAAGCCGCTGAAATACGAAGCACTGAACAAAGACTCTGTGCCGCCGAATCCGTTCGGCGGGCTGCGTTTTCTCGAACAAGAATTAGTCGAGACATCGCTGGTGAGCGTACCGGCCAATCCGAATGCGCTCGCCATTGCGAAAAACCTCGACATCTCTGACACGACTCTACGGCTGGTGTTCGCCGGGCAAGGCGAAAGAACAGCGGCCAAGATCGTGCGCAGAACAAACGGCGGGCATGCCGACACGAAAGTCAGAACAAAGGATAAAGCCATGTCATTGGCACAGACGATCGTCGAAACGCAGAGCCAGCTGGCGCTCCTGCGCGACGGACTGCAGCAGCACCTCGACACCCTTGACAACGACAACGTGTCGGATGCGCAAATGCAAAAAACCGACGAATTCCACAGCAAGATCGCCAGGACGAAACGGGTGCTCGACCAGCACATCGAATCGGAAAAGGCGCTCGGCCTCGCCACCAGCGCCGAGCATGAGCAGGTGCATGAGATCCGCATGCCGACCCGCAAGGTCGAGCCGACCAGCTCGATGAGCAAGGTGCCCGCCGAGGCGGGCAAGGCCTACAAGCCCGGCGACCACACCTGGAAAGCGCTCACCTGCCTGGTCAAAATGCAGGGCGACCGCTACCGCAAGGCCTCCTCGCTCGACGTTATCCGCGACACCTGCGGCGAGAACGACAAGGTGCGCGCGGTGTTCGATATCCTGATCGGCAAGGCCGCCAGCGTCCCGGCGCTGACCACCGCGACCGGCTGGGCCGCTGAATTGGTGCGGACCGACATCCAGGGCTTTATGGATTCGCTGCAGCCCGCCGCGGTGGCCACCCGGCTGCTCGCCAAGGGTTTGCAGTTTTCCTTTGGCACCAACGGCATCATCAGCATTCCGACCAGGTCGGCGACGCCTACCATCGCTGGCTCGTTCGTCGGTGAGGGCGCGCCGATTCCTGTCCGTCAGGGTGCGTTTACCGCGATTACGATGACGCCGAAGAAATTGGCCGTCATCACCGTGTTTTCGCGGGAGATCAGCGAGCACTCGGATCCGGCGATCGAGGGACTGTTGCGCAACGCCATCACCGAGGACACCGCGGTTGCGGTTGACTCGGTCTTGCTCGATGCCAATGCGGCTACCGCGGTGCGGCCTGCAGGCCTGCGCAACGGCATCTCCACCTTGACGCCAACCGCTGGCGGCGGCTTTGCGGCCGTGGTCGGCGACGTCAAGCTGCTCGTCGCTGGGCTGACCACCTCGACGCTCGGCAACATCCGCAATCCAGTGTGGCTGATGTCGCCATTGCTGGAGCTGGCGTTGCGGTTGACGGTGGCGCCGAACACCGGCGTGTTCCCGTTCGCCGCGGAAATCAATGCTGGCACCTTCGCCGGTTATCCCGTCATCGTGTCGCCGAACGTGACTGCCGACACGCTGTTCCTGATCGATGCGGCCGACCTGGTCAGCTCCAGCGGCGAGCCGCGGTTCGACGTCTCGGATTCTGCCACCGTCCATATGGAGGATACCACCCCGCTGGCAATTTCCAGCTCGGGCACCCCCAACACGGTGGCGGCGCCGGTGCGCTCGTTCTGGCAAACAGATACGCTCGGCATCCGGATGATCATGCCCCTCAATTGGGCGTTCAGGCGCGCCGGTATGGTGGCGTACATCACCGGGACTACATGGGACTAGGCGACTCAAGTTGAGTCGCCTGCGCGGCAAAGCCCCAAGCGTGGCCTCGCTGTGAACAGTTGGGTAAGCGGCAGGGACAGCCGCACCGCGCAACTCGCCTAAACAATCTTTATCGAAAGGACACGACCATGGCCGAAACGAATCCAGCAGTGAAAGAGCAATTGGCGAAGGACGCCGAGGCCCGCAAAAAGAGCACAGAAGAATTCGCCAAGCGGATGGAGAACGCCAAGCCGACGCCGAGCCAGGAGGAGAACGATCGCGCCAGGCTGGGCGATGACGTAGTGGAAAAGGCTGACGACGGCAGCGGACCAGAGCCCAAGATCACCTTGACCCATCGCTCGGTTGAGGGCGAAGAAAAAACCTCCGAGGCCAAGCCGGCGGCATCGACCTACGCAACCCGGCAGACTACCGCCAGAACGCCCGGCAGCGGCGAGCGCAGCTCCAGCTGACGGGGTCAACCTGGTGGGCATCGGAACCGCAGTCGCGCGGGTTGGCAATTGGCTGACCCGCGCCGCCGAAGGACAGTACCGGCCTGGACCGTATGCGCTGCCCGTCACTGGCGGGTGGCTCTCGGCCCATGCCGGTTCGTTCATGAATTGGTGGCAAATGGGATTCGACCCGATTGGTGTATCGAGCCAATCGGCCATGGTCGAGGCCTGCGTCAGTGCGTATGCGCAGACGGTGGCGATGCTGCCAGGCGACCATTGGCGCAGCAAGGACAACGGCGGCCGCGATCGCGTCACCACCTCGGCGCTCTCGCGCATCCTGCGGCGGCCGAATTCCTACCAGACCATTTCCGATTTCATGATGAACGCCACCCGCGCGCTCTACCTGGAGGGCAACACTTACGCGCTGGCGGTGCGCAATGATCGCTACGAGGTGCAAGAGCTGCACCTGATGGATTCGCGCCAGAGCTATCCGCAGATCGCCGTCAATGGCGATATTTTTTACAAGCTCGCAGGCAACGACGTCGTCGATCGCGTGCTGCAGGCCAGGTCGATCATGGTGCCTGCGCGCGACGTCCTGCATATCCGGCTGCATTGCATCGATCGCAAGCGGCCGTTTCCGCTCAAGGGCGAAACCCCGCTGACCGCGGCGCTGATGGATCTCGCCGCAGGCAACGCCATCCAGCAGCAACAGATCCAATTCTATTTGAACCAGGCGCGCCCCTCGGCGGTGCTCTCGACCGATGCCGTGCTGCGCCAGGAGCAGGTGGATCAGCTGCGCCAGATGTGGAACGAGCAGGCCAAGGGGATGGAGGCAGGCTGCGGACCTGGCGGCACGCCGATCCTGACCGCTGGCCTCAAGGTGCAGCCGTGGTCGACCCCCGGCAAGGACGCCCAGCTCGCCGAGATGGCCAAGCTGAGCGAGGACCGCATTGCGCTCGCGTTCCGCATCCCGCTGCAGGTGCTCGGCATCGGCGGCACTCCCAGCTCGACCGAGCAGCTCACCCAGCAATGGCTGGCCTCGGGGCTGGGGTTCTGCCTCAACCACATCGAGGAAGCGTTCGGGTTGCTGTTCCAGCTCAAGGGCCAGCCGGACGAATATCTGGAGCTGAACACCGCAGCGCTGCTGCGCTCGAACGCGAGGGAGCGGATGGAAACCCTGGTGCGCGGCGTGCAGGGCGGCATCTACTCGCCCAACGAGGCCAGAGAGCAGGAGAGCCTGCCGGCAGTCGAGTTTGGCGACGAGCCCAGGGTGCAGCAGCAGGTGGTCCCATTGAGCGCAGCGGCGGGCATCCCAGCGGCGCCTGGACCGGGTGCGCCTGGCGCCATGCCAGGCATTGGCGGCCCGGCCGCGAACGATGCGGCCAAGGACGACGACACGCCCGCGATCGACAAGCCGAAGGAAAAGCCGACGCCAACCAAGGCTTGGCACAAGCAACAGCTCTTGCATGCGGCCACCCGCCATGATCGACGAACAGCTGCTTGACGGTCTGCACGAAGCGCTCGGCGAGGTCATTGCTGATGAGCGCAAGCAATGGCAGCGCGAGCGCGCCCTCATCGAGGCGCAGGCGCAGACCACCATCGAGCGGCTGCATAGCGTCACCGTCGAGACGTGCAGCGGCATCGAACGCTCGGCCGAGACGGCACTGGCGCAGGTCAAGCAGGCGGCCGAGCTGGTGCAAGCGGAGTTCGCCAAGGCCATCAATCTGCGCCTGGCCGAGCTGCGCGACGGTGCTGATGGCGTGCCAGGTCCGGCCGGGCCGCCTGGCCCCGCTGGTCCCATCGGTCCCATCGCCCGCAGCGAGATCCTGATCGGCGAGGGCGCCCCGCGCACGCTCGCCCGCGCCGGTGCCGTCTACCTCGATCGCAGCACCGGCGACCTCTACCAGAGCCGGGAATTCTGCCAGGATCCGGAGACAGGCCTGTTGTGCGGGTCGGAGCCGTCCGGCGGCAGCAGCTCATCGGGGGGCGGCGGCAAGGGCGGCGGCAAGCCGGTGGAAGGGTTCTCGGCGGGCGAGAAAGCCGCCGGTGGCAAGGCCGAGATCGACAAGGTCAAGC